TTTCGTTATATTTAACCAACGCATCATAACCATCTTTCCAATATCTCGCAGGAATTGTATATGATGGTTTGTCAAAGTCTAACATTTGTGCTCCAAACCCAAAACCTTTTTCTTTGTTTACACCTTTTTTATTTTCTATTCCTGCTAATGCTTTTTCACTCAAATAGTATTTTTTATCAACCTCTTCTTTTGGAATTAATATGTTTTTAACTGGTATTCTATCTTGGACTGATTTTATAATGGGTTCTGGTTCTTTTGGTAAAATATTTAGGTCTTTTCTAATACCTATAATTATAGTGCGTCTTCTATTTTGTGGAACTTCAAAATCACTTGCGTATAATTTATTAATTATACAATTATAATTTCTATTTAATTGTTCCATTATAATGTCGATAACATTTTCACCATTTGCTGTTTTTTTTGAAAGCATCCCTATTACATTTTCCATAATAAATGCTTTGGGTTTGAAATAGTCAAGATATTTCACATATTCCATAAATAGAGCATTTCTTGGATCATTTTTATCCCTTTTTCCTGCAATACTAAAACTTTGACATGGTGGTCCTCCAACCAAAATATCAACATTTTTATTTTCTTTATTGTATAATTCATTAAACTTTTCAGGGGGCAATTGCGTTAAGTCAGCACAATATGCTTTGTGATGATAATTTTTATTATAACTTTGAACCGCTTTGTCCCAAATATCTATTCCAGCAATTACATTCAATCCAGCATCAGTTAAACCTTTTGACATACCACCGCAACCACAAAATAGGTCAATTACATTTAATGTTTTTGTATCAACCTCAATAATTTGCGTATTTTGTAGTGCTATTTCTTCATTTGATAAATTTATTTTAGGTTCTTCAACATTTTTGTTTTTGCTGTTAATTAGTTCTATTAATTGTGATTTATTTTTTGAACTGCTCTTTGTAATACCCAATTCTTTACACTTTTCCAATAACTCTAATTTACTCATTTTTGATATATCCATTTGTTCGGTGTTATTAATTGTAATATTGTTTTTTGTATTATTTGAAATCAATTTTTCTTCAACCGCTATGTCTATTAATGCTTTTATCTTATCATTTTGTATTTCGCAACTATATTTATCCATTTAGTTATATAGCATATTAATATTTTATATTGTTTAACTAAAAATAACTAAAATAGTTTTTCCTAAATAATTAAAAATTGGCGTTTGAAATGTAAATAAGTTTTATTTAAAATATTTATTACTTTGTATATTCTTTGGTTTTACAAACTTATATATTAATTCAATTATAACCAATAATAGAAAATAACATATACCCTATGTTTCTATATAATATGCCGAATAATATCTTTTTGTTCTTATATTTTATATTCTGAATAATACATAATAAAAAATAATAATACACAAATAATAAGCAAATATTTTTTACACCTTCTTGAAAATACACCATCTATTAAAGAAACTAAATTTTTTCTGTACTTCATCCTTATCTAATTCATTTACTATTTTATGAATATTAACCCTTTTATTACCAATCGTTTTATCTCCCATGGCACCTTCATTTTTAACTCTTTCAAAATATTCAGAAAATAGTTCACTTTCAACTAATTCTAAGTTAAATTCCTTACATTTCTCTACAAGTAATTCATATGATACTAAATATTCTGGGATTAAGCGACTTGTAGATTCAATAAATACGTCAATTTTTTTATTGAATTTATTATCAGTATCTTTGTTATATTTTCTAATTATAGCCCATATAGGTATTTTGTTATTTTTTAACCCTTCAATCTTATCTCCGTCATTATTTTTAATTTCATCTTCAATTCTTTTTCCATCCATGAAAGTACAAAAGAATTCTCCACCTGTTTTAAGTAACGAACTAACATTATTTAAATAAATATTCAATGTATCTTCACTTTTAAAGAAATAATGAATACTAAACATACAAGAACATACATCAAATCTATTTAAACCTTTTCCAACAATATTATTATAATGTTTTTGCATATTATTTCTCTTAACATTTAATACATTTAATAGCATATTATAACTTTCTTTATCGTCAATTGATAAAGAACAATCGCCATTTAATATATTTTTTCCACAATCACCTGCTATAAATACCATATCGGGAAAGCTGATTTTATTCATTAAATTATCTTCTCTTTTCCTTCTAAAATATAATGCTCTATTATTAAGCATTCTACTATATGCCCCCGTTTTAGGTCCGTATATATTTTTCTTAACCAAATCTATCCCTAAAATAAACTTATAACCATTATCAATCCATCGCGGCATATCTCCTCCTTCACCGCAAGCTAACTCTACAAGAGAACCCTTATTTTTTGTCCTCTCATACAACATCTGTTTTATTCCTAAATTATGAAATTGTAACATATTAAATGAAAGCATCGCCTCTCTTGGTATATTACGCGAATAATATACATCATCTGTTTCTAACAATCTTTCACCTTCACCACCTTCACCACTATCAATATTAGTATTATCAATGATATTATTGCCACGTATAGCACTTTCAGTAATTTGATTATGTATAGAACGCCAAATATTAATAGCAACACTCATATCATTCGCTGTTTTTGAAATCTCTCCAGTTTTATATATACGTGTTTTATCTTCTCTTGGTCTCATAGGTTTCCATCTCATATGCGCAGGAATAGTATTATCTAATACATATCTACACTCTACTATACTATCTCCGTCTATTATTTCTCCATTCTCACAATTTACAACTCCATTAACATCTACTTTAACAAGCATTCTCTCAATACCCTTTTCATAATATATAGTAGGTTGAAATAATTTTAAAACATATTTATTTTTTTTATCTTTCGTTGAATTTCTATATTCTTTATCATATGCCAATTTTAATGCCTCGTCTATAGTGTATGTTTCCCATTGCGACGCATTATATCCAACATATAATGTATATTCTTTGTATCTCACGCCTTCAATAATGATATTACGTGAATATTTTGCTAAAAAGTCTATAGTATTTTGTTCAGGTGGTTTCCATTTAAAAACTCTCTCCCATTTTACATTTTCAGTAATTTTCATTACTTTATTAGAATAATAAGAATACAAGGCTAATTTTGCTGGCGTAAATATGAGCCCATCGATATCATATGGATAATATTTATTACCAGATAGAATATTATCACAATCCTTTAATATATCCTTGCTATATAAATGTTCTTTAACTATATAATCAATAGAAATATCGCTAAATTTCATTAATTTAGAAGTTTTTAATAAATATTTATATCGCGTTTCTATTTTAGGATCATTATCAATTAATGGAAGGCTTGTTACCTTTTCACCACCATAATAATAAATGTCAAATGAAGCATATAATCCCTTGTGTGAATTATCAGTTCTATTGTTACAAGTTATATATTCCCCATCAATCAATGTATTTTTTAACTCATTTGTTGTTGTAATTCCCGTATCAATAACATTATATGTATTATTAATTAAATAAACCTTACATTTTTCGTCTATAAACATCAATAATCTTTCACCATCAGCTTTTTCGGTAACCGTATATTCTGATAATATACTTACTATACCATATCCATCGGGTTTTAATAAGTTCTCTTTTTCTAAAGTAACCGGTTTCGGTGTCAATAATGGAGGCTTATCAATGTTATTATTATTTTTATATTTCATTTCAATATCATTTTTAACTAACTCGTAATATTTGCTAATAATTTCTTTTTGCTGAACTTTTGAAATTATATTACAAGATAAATATAAAGTTTGCTCCATCTTTATTATAGTCGGTAATATATTATCTTTGTTTGATTTTGTTATATCAATATAGAATTCATATTTTTGCCCACTAGATAATATGTTTGAATTTTTTAAATTATAAAACATTAATTCTTCATTGGCTTCATCATATTCAATGTCATACCCTTTTATTATTTTTACATAATATTTAATATTATTTATTTTATCAGTATATGATATTTTTTTAACTACTTTATAAAATTTTCTAACATCATGCCAATTGACTGGAATATTAGAATCCTGTATTATATTATTCTTAATGGAATAAAAATTAACGGACGAATCCAATAAATCATTAATATTATCTTTGGAAATTATTTTGTTTTTATACCATTGAAAATGTTTAGATTTATATTTGCTATTCTGACAATATTTAATTATTTCAGATAAACTATCTATTCTCAATAATGTATCATCAGAATATACTTCTAACGATTGTTTTTCTATATCTTCCTCGTATCCTTCAGTTTTCATTACATTGATAAAATTTTCATAATGTGTAATGTTCCACTTAGAACTATTTATGAATTTAACAATAGAATTACAATCCTCTTCTATTAGCGAATAATGTTTATCTATTACTGAAAATATAGAATGATCTTTGGGAATTTCCATATTAATTATCTAATAAATGTAGATATTATAGATTTATATATCAATTTTTAATTATATAAATAAAAAAATGATATATTCATATAGATTAGATTAATACTATTAATAATGTCAAAAATGTTTATGCCTATCAAGTTTAATACAACTGTTATATTAACACCTAAAGAATTCAATAAAAATTTTGATAATGTAATTATTACAAAACTTAAAGATAACTTAGAAAATATATGTAGTAAGCATGGATATATCAAAAAAGATAGCATTAAAATTATTAAAAGATCTATGGGATATTTTAAAGAAGCCCATTTAAATGGAAACATCGCTTATGATTTAAGTTGTATTGCCGAAATTTGTAATCCTACGCAAGATTCAATAATTAAATGTATTATTAAAGCAAAAAACAATTTAGGTTTAAGGGGTATCGGAACATACGACGATATGTCTATATTAGAAGTAATAATACCTCGTATTACGTCAGGAATACAATCTGAAGTAAATATTGACACCATAAATGTTGGTGATACGGTTAATGTTAAAGTATGTGGAAAGAAATTTACTTTGTATGATAAAATGATTTCTATAATAGGAAAAATAATTAAGGATAAGGATAATATTATCCAAGTTGAAGAAAAAATAGAAGATGATAATTCAGATATTGAAGATAATGAAGATGAATTGTTGGACGACGGAATAGATATTATTGACGAAGAAGATGAAATAATAAATGAAGACGATGAAGATGAAGAAGATGACGATTATAAACGCAAAATAACTATTATAAATGATGATGATAATGAAGTTGATGTGGAAGACGAAGAAGACGATGAAGAAGATGATGATGAAGAAGAAGATGAAGATGACGATATTGAAGACGAAGATATTGATGAACTTGAATATGACGAAGAAGAATTATTCAATGAAGAATTTTAATTTTACATATAAAATATATGTGTATATATAAACTTAAAAAAAATGAATAAAATAGATTTATGTAAAGGTATAAAGGCGAATGTTTCAAGATTAACTTCTAATGAGCTAATAGAATTATTTAAAATTATAAAAGAGTGTGATATTAATTATACAAAAAATAATAATGGGATTTTTTTAAATTTAAATTGGATATCAAAAGAAAACTTAGTTAAAATAAACAATTATATTCTTTTTTGTATTAAATCGCAAAATGAAATATATAAATACGATGAGGTAATGAAAAACCTATTAAATGATACAATTTCGAATAATTTAATAGAAAAAAAAGATACTACAAGTAAAAGTTTAATAGATAATAATAATATAGCAACCCCTAAGCAAAAATTTTCTTCAAGCATGAAATTTTACTTATTGAAAAAGAAATTCAATAAATTAAATAGTAATCACAATAATATATGTGAAAATAATTTGGAATGTGAAGATTATTTAATGTCTTAAAAAATTGATATATAAGATTTATTTTTATATTTATAATAAAATGATTAAAAATTTATATAATAAATTGCCATCAGCTAATAAAGAAGAATTAATATGGAAAATAGACAATATAGATTTATATAATAAACATACCCAAATATTTATAGAACCCGAAAATAAATTATTAGTTAATAAAAAGGTTAATAATGTCCCAATAGTAATACCTATTAAGTTTATTAATAATAAGGAAAAGGTATCCGAAAAGGTTGCCGAAAAGGTTGTCGAAAAGGTTGCCGAAAAGGTTGCCGAAAAGGTGGCAGAAAAGAAGCAGCGAAATAAAACAGATAATATAATTAAACCATTAGATTTGATATTGAAAGAGACGGCAACATTTGAAGATTTTAAAGATGCTGTTAAAAATAAATTAATTGCGTTTATTTCAACTACAGAATTTAATAAAGTATTTGGTATGACAAAATGTTCGGAAATTATGTCCGGTATTGTTAATAATAGATGGAATAAATCAATCGCACTATTTATATCTTTCTTATTTGATAAATCTATTAATTATAATAGTAATATTATAACATATAATAAAGAAAAATGTAAGGAAATAATAGAAACAATATGTTAAACAGGTTTATAGAGCGGTAATAATATTAGCTTGTTAATATCCATTAATTTGTTACAAATATAATTACAAAATACTTTCTTATTTTTAAAATTATTTTTATCTATATTTGTTTTATTTATTTGATTGTAGAACTTAATATGTTCGGATTCTTTACTATATGTATCGCAAACCCTACCGGTTTTTTTACCCTTCCCGACAACTGGGTCTGTTGAGAAAATTTTAAACTTATTTATTATTATAGATTTTGATTTTGTTGGTTCAATTATGCCCCATGGAGTATCTTCTAATGTCATGTCTTCGGGTATACTTTGTATTTTCTTGCGATATTTAGCAAATTCTTCACGCTCTTTTTTAGATACATCAATATTAAAATTATTACTACCTTTAATATGTAAATTAATATCTAATTTATCAATTGAATTTTCCTTATTATTTAAATCATATATATTTACATATCCTATATATAAATTATCATTTTTATTAAAAGATGGGATTTCGCGTCCTTTTATTAGAACACCTTGATAATATAAGCATTCAGCTATATACGAAATTTGCGGATTATCATACTCTGATTTTAATATATATTTTATCAATTCTTGGAAATCTTCGTTATTTAAAGCATTATATAGCGAAATTGTAGTAGCGTTTTTATCATTTAAATCTATATTAATTTTTTTAATTATATTATCTATATTAATATTATTTTGCGTCTCTGCGTTTTTAATATTATTAGATTCGTCATTTTGAAATAATATATTTAATTTATTATATTTATCTTTTTTATTAGAAATAATTTTAATACCATTTTTATGCATAATAATATAATAATTATTTATAATTTCATAAGGGTATATAGATTTATTTAAGGTATATACTATCAATTCCTCGTCGACATTTATATCATTTATTATATCGATGTATTCTATGTAATAATTATTTAATTTAATATTATTTTCTATTATATTTCTCAATGAATTTTGCGTTCTTTTTAACAAATGTTTATATGATTCGCTATTATATCCATTACCTGTATTACCTGTATTACCTGTATTACCTGTATTTTTACATCTTGGATTATATTCTTCTTTGTCTCCAAAATCATATAAATATTCCTTATTTTGTGAAGTTAATAATTTAATCCGTCCCATTTTAAACATTGATTTCGGAAAATAATTAATATTTTTCATTAATACACAATCTAAAGCATTATCTCTAATAATTTTATCAACTTTCATACTATCTATATATTTACGCGTTGATATACGAAGGGCATTTATATCAATTGTTTCGCGATTATCATTATCATCTTCTGTTGCGTGAATATATACTGTTGTATTTCTTTCTTCGAGAGGCAAATTTTGATGTCTACAATTACGAATACCTCTGCCTATAATTTGTTCTGGTCTATTGAAATGATACCAAGGCTCTATTAAATGTATTTCTCTCGCATTATAAAAACTTAAACCTTCGCTCGCTACAGGAGTAATTAAAATAACTTTTATTAATTCGCCGTTTAAATTTTCTGGTCTATTAATTTTATTTATCAATGTATCTATATTTGTAGTACCCATTATTTCTTTATTATCACTTGTTAATATACAATATTTGGGTGATTTAATATTTTCATATGTAGGTTTATTATCTATAATTTTTGGATTATTAATAATATTATTTGTTCCTTCCCTCGTAAATCCCATATGTTCCAAACAAACCGCAAATGGTAATATCCCTGAATATACAAAACGCGAATATATAACAACTATTCCCTTAGATTTTCTTATTATATTACATATTTTTAAGAATTTTCCAGAATATTTTCCTAAATTGTTTTCATCTGGAAATAATGCGTTTTCATAATTATTGTTATATTTTAGATATAATGGGTCAGTATCGCGAACTTTTGTAAAAAACGAAAAAAAACCCCTTGAACCTGTTTCTACATCATAAACAATATTCATAGGTTGTAATAAATTCATGTTTTTATTTATCTTATCTTCTTCACTGGATGTTTCATCTATGTTTTCACCATCTTCAATTACATCATCTTTAATTTGCTTATTATATCCCATTTTTTCAACAATGTTTTTTTGCGATATACTCATTTTAGAAGTAACAACCCCATTATCAATATTATTCAGCCATTCTTTTTCTTTTTCAGGTATAAGTTTATTTGATGGATCTTTCAATGGTATTTTTTTCAATATATCTATACCGCTATTTTCTGGATTTAATTTTAAAGCAAAAGTAAAGGGATTTTTACCTCTTAAATATGATATATATGTTGATGACAACATTTTAACCAATTTAATTACATTATCATCAACAACCAATTTATTAGTATTAAATATTTTTTGATATTTATTTAATATATCTTCGCGTCCATCATTAAATAACATTAATTTAAATAAATCAAGAATATCGCGCGGTTCATTATACATAGGCGTCGCAGAAAGCAATACAAGACGATTATTAACACCATTTTTAAGAATATTAAATAATGCTAAAAATGAATCTTTATCTTTTTTGTTTGTACTTCTAATATTATGCGCCTCATCAATTATAATTACCTTATCTTGAACTATTTTATTATTATAATTTTCATTTACAAATTTAGCAAAACCATCATATGTAAATACTCTATATCTATTTTTAAGGTATTTCTTGATTTCAGTATTTAATACTTTTTTATTATTAAAAGAAGATTTATATATATTAAGTAACTTCAAATAAATATCTCCCGTACATTGATTTGTGATATTTTCAAATGTGTGAGTATCTATATCAAATATCTGTGATTTAAAACTCTGTTTCAAAGATTGAGGCATTATTACCCACACAACAGGCTCACTATTATTATGTGATATTAGCAAAGATTCAGACATAGTTATCGCGGAGCAAGTCTTACCTACACCAACACCATGATATAACAAAATACTTTTATAAGGTGTTTTATAAGATATATATTGGCTAACAAAATGTTGATATAAAGCTGTTTCAAAATTACCACACATTCTATTTGCCACATCGTTGAAATCCTTAATATTATTTATAGTAGGAATAGTAGGGATTTTATGTATTAAAAAGTTCTTATTAACAGATAATTTTTCTTGAAATTCATCGTCGTTCAAATCTGGATAATATAAATTAAAACCACTATCTTTTGATTTAATACTATCTTTAGATTTAATACTATCTTTTGATTTAATACTATCTTTAGATTTAATACTATCTTTAGATTTAATACTATCTTTAGATTTAATACTATCTTTAGATTTAGGTTGTTTAGTGTCTTTTTTAGGTTGC